GGCAATCCAAAGTCAAGACCAGTCGATAGGAGCTGAAGTGGCCACCACGAGCCCATACGCCACCGCACTCGCACTAGGGCGGCCCAAGCCAGCTCATGTGGTGCCCGGTTTCTGGAACCAGGATCGCGTCACGGCGTACGGCACATACGAGGACATCTGGAACAACCTCCCCGAGACGTTCGCCGCTCTGCTCCGATCGAGCGATGACCCCAAGTCGCGCCGGTATGTGCCGGCTGTGCGCGGGATCATCGAGGGCGTCAACCGGTACCTCGCCAAGGATCCCGAGATCGCATGGAAGTCGATGCTGGGGGCGACGATCGATCAGGCGACGATGGACGAGTTCACTGGCCGCGTGCAGTCGACGCTGACGCGCGAGGAGTTCGCGATCAAGTTCCTGGCGATGAAGCGCTGGTGGCTGATCCGAGGCGACGCGCTGATGACGATCACGGCCGACCCGAGCAAGCCGGAAGGCACGCGGATCGGTATCAACGAGATCCCGGCCAACCAGTACTTCCCGATGTACGACCCGATGGACGCGACGCGGGTGATCGGTGTCTACCTCGCCTCGATCGTGCAGGATGACGACGGCAACGACATCGTGCAGCGGATCGAGTACCAGCGCATCACGAACCTGGATCGGTCCGCGCTCTTCAACGGCTCGCCGGTCGGCACGATCTTCTACAGGATCGGCTACTACGAGCAGGATGGCTGGGACGATCGCGACGGCGATGACCTCAAGCCGACCGATGTGCCGTCCTGGGCCATGCCTCCGGCTGACGCTCCGGCGGATCCGCTCGCCGGTTACCCGCTCCCCACGCAGATCACCACTATCCCGGTCTACCACTTCCGCAACAACCGGAAGGGTGGCCCGGACGGCCAGTTCGGCGTGAGCGAGATCCAGGGCCTGGAGTCTCTGCTCGCCGGAGCGATCCAGAACGCCACCGACGAGGACATGACGGTGGCGCTGCTGGGGATCGGCGCCTACTGGACTGACTCTGGCCGTCCGCGTAACACTGCCGGCCAAGAGGTTGCCTGGGAGATCGCGCCCGGCTCGATGATCGAGCTGGAGAAGGACGGCAAGGTGGGCAAGCTGGAGGGCGTGACTTCGGTCCAGCCGATCCAGGACCACCTCAGCTACATGAGCAAGGTCTCCCGTGAGGCAACTTCGATCCCGGAGATCGCGGCCGGTACGGTGGACCCGAACTCCACTGCCTCGGGCGTGGCGCTCGCGATCCAGTTCCAGCCGATCCTCGCCCACAACGAGGAGAAGGAAGGCGAGCTGGCCTCCAAGCTCACCCACATGCTGTACGACTTGGCGCAGATGTGGTTCCCGGCCTACGAGGGCGTTCCGGCGCTGCAGGTGGAGCCGTCGGTACAGTTCGGCAACCCCATCCCGCTGGACCGGGCTGCCACGCTGAAGGAGATCATCGACATGCTGACGGCGCGCGTGATCTCAATCGAGTTCGCGCAGCAGGCCATCTCTCAGAAGCTCGGCTACACGTTCCCGGACAATATGTTGACGGCGATCATCTCCGAGCAGGAGAAGCTGCTCGACGCGACCGGCGCGCGGCTCGCCACGGATACGACCGGCGCGCCGACCGATCCCAACGCTGGAGCGTAAATGGCCGCTGTACCGGCCGCTCCAGAGCCAAAGGACTGGCTGACTGCAGCGGCAGACGAACTGAGGCAGGGCGACAAGGCGACCCTCGCCCTGCTTCAGGAGAGCTACCGGAACATCAACAAGCTGTTGCAGGGTTTGCCATCTCAGCCGGATGCGGCGTTTGGGAATCTGATCTATCGAGCCCAGCTGGAGCGGACGCGGAAGGCGATCCTGGATGAGCAAGCCAAGCTGTTTGAGCGCCTTGGTGATAAGGTCCGTGCTCGCCGACTGCGCAGCGCCAGCCGCGCGGCTAGGCTGTCGGCTGCTGCTGACGCTGCCCTGCTTCGATTGGTTGGCGAGGGAAAGGCAGGCGAGCGCCTTTACGCCGGAGCCGACATCACCGCCCAGCGCACCGTCGAGACAATTTTGGCTAGAGCAGGACTGAGCAAGGTTCCACTCTCCGAGCGCATCTACAACATGTCGGTGTGGATGAACAATCGGCTGGATCGGCTGATCGCCGGGACGATGGCGCGAGGCCTCAACGCAGCGCGGTTCGCCAAGGTGGCGCGTGACTGGTTCTCGCCGTCCACGCCGGGCGGAACCCGTTACGCTGCAATGCGCCTGGCGCGGACAGAGATCAACAATGCCTTCCATGCGACGTCGATTCAGTACGCCGCGAGCAAGCCGTGGGTCTCGCAGATGGAGTGGCACCTGTCGAAGAGCCATCCGGGCAAGGACAGGTGCGACGTAATCGCTGCCGCGTCGCCGTACGACGTCCACCTGATACCCCGGAAGCCGCATCCGCAGTGCATGTGCTACGTAACAGAAGTGACGCCGGACGAGAATGACTGGATTGACCGTTTTGTCGCGGGTGAGTTCGATGACTATCTGGACCGAGAGCTAGCGAGCGCGGATCACAAGCTCGGCTTGCCGATCAAGCAGCAGAAGACTGCGGCGCCGAAGCTAAAGCCTCTCCAGATGCCAGACCCGGCCAAGCGGAGCTTCGCAGACCGTCTCAAGTCGGCCCTGCCCGGGGCGGACGCGCTGAAGGCTGCCCCCGTCGGTGATGGACGGACGGATAACCCGACCGGCCATACGCCGGAGATGAAGCGCGCGCTGGGCCGCTATACAGGTCGTTGGTATGAGCAGATCAACTCGTTGCTGCGCGGAGGATCCATTGCCGAGGATGAGCGCGAGCGGGCCAACCAATACATCGCGGATCTGGACGCCGCATTCCGGCTGTCAAATCTCCGGGCCGAGGTGGTTTCCTATCGAGGGCTGCATAATGCACAGCGGCTATTCGGCGATCGGATTGAGCACGACCTGACGGGCCTGGAATGGCGTGAAGAGGCTTACGTCTCGACGACCGTGCTTGAGCGCCGTACGCGGGGATTCGTTCACAGCGCACAGATCAACCCGCTGCTGATGCGGATTGTGTCTCCCAAGGGAACTGCCGCAATAGAGGCTAGCAGCGATCTGCTAGAAGCAGAGCTGCTGCTGGACCGAGGGCTCCGCTTTCGCGTAGCGAAGGACAACGGCATAGTAGACGGCATCCGTCGTATTGATGTGGAGGTGCTTGGTGGCTGAGAAGTCTGCACAGGAAAAAATGGCCGAAAGGCAGGCAGGCGATTACCAACCGCCCATACTGCAGGAGCCGGATAATCCAACAGCAGACGTGCCGAATGGTCGGGCCAAGTAGACTCTTGGGCAGATACCAGCTATCTTCCCGAGGAGACATTCAAAATGGCCGACGGTGACGGCACCCAGAGCGGTGCGGAAGGTACCCAGAGCGGTACTGGCGATGACACCACCACGACCGCCAACACGGGCACGACCGGCGAGGGAACCCAGAGTGGTACCCAGACGACGCACACAGACGACGAGGCACAGCGTGCCCGCACCGAAGCGGAGTCCCTCCGGGAGCGCATGAAGGCGGCCGACGCACGGGCAGCGCGCTTCGAGAATGAGCTCAAGCAGCTCAAGGACAAGGACCTGCCTGCGGCCGAGAAGCTCCAGCGTGACTTCGAGAACGCCCAGAACCAGGTGACGCAGCTCCAGTCGACCAACCGCCAGCTCGCGCTGAAGGTGGCCTTCCTGAGCGACAACACCTACAGCTGGCACAACCCGGAGCGGGCGCTGAAGCTGGTGGACCTCGATCAGCTCGATATCGATGCCGACGGCAAGGTGAGCGGTCTGAAGGACGCGCTCAAGGCGCTGGCGACGTCGGATCCCTACCTGGTCAAGCAGGACGTCAAGCAGGAGGAGAACAAGACTCCTCCCGGTACTGCTCCCGGTAACAACGGGGCGAACGGCTCCGGCAAGACCCCTGCAAAGGGTCTGGAGTCCCGGTTCCCCATCCTCCGCACGCGGGTAACGCGCTAGTCGCACCCCCGCAGGATCAAGTCCCTGAGAGGGGTGACATGTCCAGGTTCGACAAGTACGAACCGTTTGCCGGCGGCTTCCGAGCGAAGCTCAACGCGGCAATTCCGTCGGCGAACGCCGGCAAGATCTACGCCGTCTCGCTCAACACGAGTGGTCGAGTGGTCATCGGTGCGTCGGCGATCGCCGACGTGCGCGGTCTGATCTGCC